TTGACCGTTGTACCAATTAGTATTTAAATCAAATACAGTATTGGCGTTGCCATTGGTAAACATTATTGTAGAGCCAATAGTAGCTTCTGCCGAAGAGGCTTCAGTTTTTAAATAATTCCCATTTCCTAGTAATCTGGTTAGTGTATACCTATTATTAGCTGAGTTAACTATTGTATTAATATTTAAATCAACAGGAAACCCAGTAACAAACTGACCTGCACTAGCAGTACCTTCATTAGCAATAAAAACCTCAGTCCCTGCTTCGGGTACTTTCATAGGTCTACGGATAGCCATGTAGATGTAGGTTGAATTAGAAGTTAAACCTGTTGCTCTCCAAGTAATCCCACTAGAAGTAGGAGAAGAACCCCAAGCATTAGGTGCGGCTTCAGCAGCAGTTAAATTAGCGTATAAATAAGTCTCTGCTGCTACTCCACTATTTTGTGCTGTCCATCCACGCATAATATCAGCCATAAACCAATTGCCAGATGAGTCTGTGCGTTTATACATAAACCACTGTGGTTCAAATCCTAAATTTATATCTTGAGGAGTAGCGTTTCCGTCAGTAGTAAAACTACCCATCTTACATATCTGTTCGTCACCGTCTTCACCGAAGATTGCGTCTTCTCCGAATACATAAGCAACGTAAGTACCACCGCTGCCGTTTATGTCTGAGTTACCACTAAGAGTTATCGCTGTGGAAGAGGCGTGTGTACTGTTCCAATAATCATTAGCAACAGCAAGCGCATCAGTGCTATTGAGAAACATTGTTTTGTTACTGCTAAGGTCTAAACTTTTATGCTGAGTTATCCAGTTTTGTCCGGTGTCAGTACGCTTACAAATTACCATTCCGGGCGTTGATCCGAGGCTATGCGCTAACTCTCTGCCGTTGACTCCATTTCCTGTATAGGAAACTATGTCAAACCAACCTTCTGCTTTTCTCCATGTCCAAGACATAATGCCATCAACAATACCACTAAAGTTTTCGTAAGCGGTGTAACCGCCACCAAGCGTAAAGCCGTCATCGTTAAAAGATGCTATGTGAGTGTCGTTTGCAGTGACCTCTGCTGCTGTAAGATTTGAGCTTAATATCTTAGTTCTGCCTCTAACAGTATCCGTCAACAAATGATTAGCTGCATACGTTGATCTAGCCTTTTGCCAAACCAAACCGCCCTCACCAGATAAATCAATTCCGTTTACAATTTGGTTTGTGCCATCATTACCTTTGTATATATGATTAGAGAACACATCTTCCACAAACAGATTATCACCCCCTGCTGCTGCTGAACCTGCTGCTGCGTGTAATAGCTTTTTAGCTCCACCTGACATAATTTATTCCTTTAACCCATTGCTTGCCCGGCAGTAAATCCATACCAGATAGTACCGCCATCTATTGTTAAGAATACAAATACGTCTACTCCATTATTTGTAGCTGTTAATGTCGGGGCTGTTGCAGCTGGCCAATCTACTGTATTAGGCCAAGTTATTGCTCTGGCCGTTGAGTCTTGAATTATTTTTAGTGACCATATACATGCTTCAGCAGGGGGATTACTAAATGTAAAAGTTGTAGCTTCAGTAAGATCATGTAAAAAATTTGTACCAGTTCTTAAATTTACAGTAGTCGCATTAGAAGAAGAAGTAACAGTTGTAGCTTCTTCATGTATACCACCTGTAAATCTTACTACATTATTAGCGTCTGCTGATACAACTTTAGAAGCTGCTGTACTGCCCAGTGTTGCTAGGTCTAAATAATTTAACTCTGCTGTAGTGGCTGTAACACCATCAAGTATATTAAGTTCTGCTGCAGTGCTAGTAACACCGTCAAGAATGTTTAACTCAGCAGCGGTGCTTGTCACACCATCAAGAATGTTTAATTCTGCTGCTGTGCTTGTAACAGCTGTGCCATTAATAGATAACGCATCTGTTTCTAATGTACCATCAACATCTACATCACCTGATACATCTAATGTTGCTGCGTCTAACTCACCACTAATTGTTAAATTTCTTAAACCTGAATAATCTTTATTAGCATCTAATATTACAGCCTTAGAAGCGATGGCTGTTCCAATAGCTGTTGCTCCTAGATCAAGAGCATTAAGTTCTCCGACTACAGCAGTAATTCCATCTAAAGCATTTAACTCTGCTGCAGTTGACGTTACACCATCAAGAATATTAAGTTCTGCAGCAGTACTTGTAACAGCTGTTCCATTAATAGACAGAGCATCTGTTTCTAATGTGCCATCAATGTCTGCATCACCAGAAATATCTAATGATCCTGCATCTAACTCTCCACTAATTGTAAGATTACGCATACCTGTATAATCTTTATTAGAATCAAGTATAACTGCTTTAGAAGCTATTGCTGTTCCTACAGCTGTAGCACCAAGATCAAGAGCATTAAGTTCACCTACAACAGCGGTAATACCATCTAATGTATTTAACTCTGCAGCGGTACTAGTTACACCATCAAGAATATTAAGTTCAGCTGTAGTAGCTGTTACACCATCAAGAAGATTAAGCTCGGTAGCCGTTGCAGAAACTACTACATCTTCATTAATTTTAGGCGAGGTTAGTGTTTTGTTAGTGAGGGTATCTGTAGATACAAGAGATACTAATGTTGAATTAGCACCTGCAGGTAGCATTAAAGTATTAGTAACTCCTGCTGAATGAGGTTGTCCATAAACTTTCTGACCGTGACTGTTGCTTTCACAATTAAATACTATTGCACCTGAATTAGTATTACCTTTAACTACAACTGTACCTGTTCCATTTGGTGCTAAATCAATAGTAGCATTAGAAGTTGTAACAATATCTTTACTATTCATATCTAAGTTACCACCCAGTTGAGGGGTAGTATCTTCGACTACATTAGAAATTGCTGAACCAGAAGTGGCTAATCCAGACACTATTGCACTACGAGAAATCTTTTTTAATCCACCACCAGATGTATCTATTGCAATAAAAACATCATCGTTAGCTACAGTTGATATTTCAGATAAATCTCCGACAGCAGTAGGATTAAAATTAGTGCCATCAGCTACTAAAATATGACCTGCAGTATTTGTACCCATTACAAGATCATCACCACTAATAGTGAGATCTCCTGATATAGTAAGATTTCTTATGCCAGTATAATCTTTATTAGCATCTAATATTACAGCTTTAGAAGCTACAGCAGTTCCTATTGCTGTTGAACCAATATCAAGAGCATTTAATTCTCCTACAACAGCTGTGATACCATCTAAGACATTAAGTTCTGCTGCGGTACTAGTTACACCATCTAGTATGTTAAGTTCAGCTGCAGTGCTTGTTACACCATCTAAAATATTTAATTCGGCAGCAGTACTTGTTACACCATCTAATATATTAAGTTCAGCTGCTGTAGATGTTACACCATCAAGTATATTAAGTTCTGCAGCGGTGCTTGTTACGCCATCCAGTATGTTAAGTTCAGCTGCTGTTGCACTAATTGCTGTGCCATTAAAATTTATAGCATCTAAATAAGCTGTACCATCAATGTATATGTCGCGCCACTCTTGTCCAGAAGAACCTAGATCATAAGCACTATCTGTGTTAGGAATAATACTACTGTTTACATCTGCTCCAAAAACAACATTATCAGTGGCAGCATCTCCAAGAGTTAATGTACCACCATTTAAAGTCGTAGTTCCTGTAACTGTTAAATTGCCACCTATCCCTACATTACCTGTTGTTGTAATACTATCTATATAAGCATCTTTAAAATATTTACTACTTGTTCCTAAATCTAAATCGCTATCAGCATGAGGTACTAATGCACCATCTTGTAAGACAAGTTGTTTTACAGCAGCACTAGAAACTTCTACATAAAACTCCCAAGTATTACCAGTAGTAAGAATTTTATTTAAAAAATCTTGATCACCAATAGTATGTATATTACCGCCTTCTCCTGCTGATCCATCATGTCTATGACCAGTTGTACCGCTGCTTGCATAGGAAAAAGCAGTTAGTAATTGATTATATTCATTGTTAAATAACGCAGCAGTAACTGTATCGCCATCTGAAAAACTGCTTTGTCTAGTATAACTTGTAGCCATTATTATCTCCTACCAGAAGGTCTATAGTCTATATAGAATCCATTTATTGAGTATGGCGCGTTTGTATCTTCACTGAATAATTTTAAAGCTACATTATGTCCACTTCCCTGTACAGCTTGTCTAACCATTGGATCAGTTGATCCTCCAAATATTCCTGTACCAAATACTGCTGTGCCAAAAACTGTTGGTAATGGCACATTGTCTAAAAGATATGCCGAAGGTTGAGGTTTAGTATTATCATCAAAATCATAAGAAACTTTTAAGTTAGGCTGTATTGAACCTTCAGGTGTTAAAGACATTTTTACATAATGCATTGTCTTTAATGTTCCTGCATCACCAAAATCTAAATTAGGTGTTTTGTATCTAGCTTTAATACTTGTTTGAGTTCCTGTAGGATTAAAATCATTTCCTGTATTATGATTATAAACATAACCATCTTTATCACCATGATATATTTTTTCTACACTATCACTATTAAGACCTGATGTAAAACCGTGTGCTTGTATTCCTTCTGTTTCTGACCATTCAAAACCTTGTGGTGTTATAGTACCTATGATTCCTTTAGAAGCAGAAGTAGCTGCTACAGAAGAACTATAAAATAATCTATATTGAGACTTACTTCTTAGTACTGCGCTAGTTATTATAAAACTATTTATAGAACTTGCAATGTCAGATATTAAAGATTGAATTTGTCTAGAAACAGAACTTAACTCTACGTCACCAATACGCGCTGTACCTGCAACCAAACGTAAACCGTCTGGGCTTAGAAATAAAAGATCGCCTCCAATTTCTTGAATGCTATGTCCATCTAAACATCCTACGTTTTTAGTTATAGGCACAACAGCAATAGAAGCTGCATCATTAATATTTACTAATTTATAAATACTATTTTTACAAAATATAATCAAGTCACCACGGAAACTTTTTAATCCAACTACTTGATCATCTAATAAAATACTTCCTGCACCACTACCTGAAAAACTATTTATATCACTTGTACTACTATAATATATTGTATTAAGAGCAGTGCTTGCCCCTGCGACTACTAAGTGTTTATCATGTATTGTACAGAACTTTGGATATACTGAACCATCTACAGTAACTTCTTCATAAAAAAAAGTTCTATTAGTTAATGCTCCTGTTCCTGTCATTTTAAATATTGCAGGTTTGCAACCAGAACCTTTATCAGTAATAGCTACTTCACCATATAAACTATTACCTTCAAATAAAGAAAAAGTAACTTGACCTTGTGTTGTTCTAGCTAATGTACTACGACCTGTAAATGTAGTGTGGTTATCTCCTGCACTATCTACACTGGCTTTATTTATTTGTAGCCAAGTAGAGCCATCTAAACTAAAATAAAGATTAGTTCCTGATGCTGCTATTACTCCATCTGCATATACAAAAAGACCTAATATACCATTAGAGCTATTAGGATTAGTATCGCCAAACTGCGTATAGCCATTTATTCTTCTATAGCCACCGTCAGGATCAACTTCAAAATTTAAAAGTTCAGTAGCGAATCCCGGCTGCTGAAGCATTTGAAATTGATTTAAATTAGTATTTAATCCACCTTGACAAGATAATCCAAATGCTTGCATAGTTAATCAAACCTTACTCTATCATCAGACATGTATATAGGGGCAGTACCTATTAAATTTTCTCTCATGCTTCTTAACCCTTTCTTAAAATCTTCTAAAGCAAAAGCTGCCATTTGAGGGTTGTCTTTAAATTGATGTGTATAGTATCTAGCTTTAGATAATATTACTGTTTTATATACATCAGGAAAAACTATAGTATCGTCATATGCATCTAGTTCTGTTGGTAAATCATAAGCAAAAAACCAAACTTTATAAACTTGATCAGGTATTGGGCTTAACCCAAACTTTCTTGCATCAGGGCTTCTAATAACAAAGCGAGGTTCACCGCCTACTGCCTGATCAGCATCATCTGCATTTTCAGATGTACGTCTAAAATCTTTCCATTGTTCTATTGTAATAAATCTTAAATTTTTAGAAACATAAGGAGCTACTTCACCGCTTACTCCTACTGTTGTTAAATAAAAATTATCCCAATCAATAGACCCATAATCATCTTTAACAGATGAACTAGCAGCTTTTAATTCGTACCATCTAGTTCCTGCTGTGGTATCTACAGAAACATTACCATACATAGGATCAGTAGCTCCACTTTCACCTGTAGCTAAAAAGGGCCATTGAGGTTCTTCATTAGCTATATCTAAGTATGCTCTGTTAATACAATCTTTAGCATGTTGTTGTATTCCTACAGCATTAGAAAAAGTTGCTGAAGTTAAGACTACTTCATTCAACTCTCTTAATAATTCATTTGATAATTGTAAAAATGTAGTAGCCATAATTATTTCACAAGTTGTTTACTGTTTACTTTACTATTAGTTTTATTAAAAATACGATCATAGTTATCGTTATATTTTTCTTTATTTTCATTCTTTAAATAAACACCACCAACTTTTACTTTTCCTTTCGGATTAAATCTAACAGGAGTTTGTTCAGTTCCTATTTGTGGCATACTTTAACTTCCTTTAAAAATTAAAGGGGGCATATTTCAGCCCCCAATAATATTAGTCGATACCGTAGAATGCAGATACCAATGCTTCGCCACGTAGTACTTTAGATCCATAAACATGGAGTCCACGCACTATATCGCCAAAGCTATCAGGATCACGAATTACTTCAGTATTTGTGATGGTCTGTGCTGTTGCAACCGCTGACATGTGACCTGCAATACACTTACCTGCTGCGTTTGTAGTAGCAGCAATATTGTTAGTCTTATACATATCAAAGCCACGTAACTTACCAGATGATACTAGTCCATTACGGATTGAGCCTTGACCTGCATTGTAGTCAACAGACAGAAGCTTAGAAGAACTTTGAACAAGTACTTCATAAAACTCTGGATTTGCTAAGAACCAACGACCTTCTTCAGGAACATTTTGCTCATCAAGTAGACGCGCCATGTGTGAAAGAACATCAATTGGGTCATGCTCACCAGAAGCAAAACCTATGTCAAGATTACCAGTACCATCAAAAGTTCCTGCTGCAATGTCAGTTGCGTTGTCAGCACCTAAGATGTGATTAGGTGAAGCTGCAGATACTCCTGCAAACATTGACGCAATAACACCCTCATCGAAGGCATCCTTTAGCGAGTAAGCTGCTGAAGATGCAGCAACGTCACGGAAATTAACGTGAGACATATTGGTTTCAATATCGTCTACGATAAATTTAAATGCGTTAGCTGTATCTACGACCAAAGTTAGTTCTTGGTCAGTGAGCTTAGTTGCAGTTACGTCTGCACCCCTTTCATACTGATACACAGTAATTTCAGGTTCTTTGATAATCTTTACAGAATCACCAAAAGCTGCAATCTCACCTGCGTAATCTGTATTAGTAATTGCTTCTGCAACAGATGACTTCCTAAAGAAATTTAGGACGGTCTTAGAATAGACCGAAGGTAAGAAAAACGAGTTGGTTTGACCTGACACAGAGTTACCAAAGTTACCATTGGTGTCTGTGCTTTGTTCAAAAAATTGATCAGATTGGTTATAAGCCATTGTAATATCCTCTTAAAAACTTATTTAGCTATTCTGCCTTCTGATAAAGCCAATTTAATTTCATCTTCATAACGATCAAATTGATCAATAGACATCCTAGCAATTTCTTTTTCTGTCCAAATCTTAGGAGCTTTGGAATCTACTGCTGTGGTTTTTGTTGATACCATGTCAGCAGCAGACCTCTGCTCTTTAGCTTTAGACTGCCTCTTTTGTGGTGGCTGAACTATCCCCTTTTCCATTTTGTAAAGGTCTATAGCGCGACTAGCTAGAGTTCCATCACTGTTGTTAGCATAGATCCATTGTTGTATTGCTTCTGGTTGTTCTTTAGCCCATTCGTGAAATGCATCATCACCACGTATATCCTCAAAGTCAGGATGCCTCTCTCTTAACATTGTCTCAGCTTCACGCTTTAAAATATCAGCTTCACGTTCTTGCAATGCTGATAGCTGCTGTCGTAATGTTTCAGTTTGAGTTTCACTTTGCAAATGTGCTACAGTCTCAACTGTTTCATACAAGTCTGGATTTTTTGCTTTAAACTCCTCAAGTTCTTCCAAAGTCTTTGGAGCTTGATATGCAGGAACGTTTTCAGATGCTTCTGCTACTAGCTCTTGTTCTCTTTGTTTAAACTCAGAAATTTTACTATCGTAATGTTTCTTTAGATCGTCATACCTTTTCTTATAATTAACATCTTTAGAACTTTTAGCAGGGGGCTTTTCTGTTTCTTCTTCAGAAGGCGTAGCCTGTTGTTCAGGAGATGGTGCATAAAACAAACCATCAGCATTTTCCGTTCTTGGTCTATCAGGAGTATGCCATGATTTCTTTGCATTATAAGGATTAGGTGCTTTTTCCTCCACAGGATTAGTTTGTACTTCAGTCATTGTACTTCCTCCACGGGGCTTGTAAGTTTTAAAAGGTAGCCATTACAATGAATTATTTGTACGGATAATTCAAAATGGTGCTTTTACTTCAAGGTAGCCGTTATCGTTGTCGAATATTAAGACTAGGCATTTGATTAGCAGTCATCATTACTTTATTCATGTTGTCTTCTATATCAGTGTCTTCGTCTTTTCTCATTAAACCACCATCATAAGCACGTTCAGCTTCGTCCATCATTGTTTGAAGTCTGTCTGCGCCTATTTGATCAGTGGCCTTTCTAGTCATCACAAATTCACCGTCAGATAATCTGGCAGGTATTGAATCTGAGACTCCTGTTCCCGGCCCTGCAACTTCTCCAGAGCCAGTAAACTCAGAAGCCGTATCTACAACTTTGTCAAAAATCATACTAAGTTGAGGATCGCCTTCTAAAGCATTCATTAAATACATTTGTTCTTCTTGATCTAAAGCTTCATTCATTACGAACTCTACATAATCTTCTTCCATTTGTTCATCTGGAAGTTGTGAAGCTTGTGCTGCTGCCATTTCTTCTGGCGGTATATTAGGATAAGTATCTACTGGAACTTCACCACCCTCTTGAAATACACCACGCCCTTTAAGGACATCAGCTTGTGTTACTTTCCCATCACCAGTTAAGTCTGGTAGTTTACCACCTTCTGCATACATTTCTCTTTCAGGAGGTACTAGCATTACATTACTCATTTTTTTCTTACGTTGTCTATTGCGCCTAGAATTTTTAGCCATAATTATTTACCGTGAGATTTCTGAATTTCAAAAGAAGCATTTAAAGTAGCTCCTTTATGCGGAACAAACTTACCAGTATGTTTCATCAGTTTATAGCCACCGTTTTTTTGTTTCATCCAATGATGACCTGCAGGAGCTTTAACTTTCATATTATGCTTTCCTATAGCTTCTAGTTTTTTTAGCTACTTTTCTAGGCTGTTTAGAATGCTGCTTACCTTTTTTAGTATCTTCTCTTTTCTTTCTTGTTGTAGCAGCATACTCACTACTAGATAATGATGCTATTGCTTTTTCTGGTAAATATCTTTCACCAGTTTTAGCACTAGGTTTGCCAGACTTAGTACGCCACTTTTGTTTTGTCCAAGACTTTAGACTTTTTTGTGATTTTTTTAATGCCATAATTAATTAGGTTTAGTAACTTCACCACCCATTGAATATTTCATTTTACCACCACCCATCATCATTTTCTTTTTGTTCATACCACCCATCATCATTTTTTTCTTTTTATCATCTTTCTTAGATGGTCTACCTTTTTGTGATCCGTATGTTCCTTTTCCCATTGGCATAATAACTTTTCCTATGTATAACCGCCACCTGCGGCTTTATATTGTTTTGCTAACATTTGTGCTTTACGTGCGGACCATTGCCCTGCATTGCCTCCTGAACTACCTGCTTTTATTTTATTAAAAAGTCTTTTACGCATAGTAGGTTTAGTATAATTACCTGCTTCATTTACTCTTGACTTTTTCTTTTTTGTCGTTGCCACAAGGCCACTCCTCTGCTATCCATTCATTATATGATAAAAATTTTCTTTGTGGATAAGACCAAAACTTACCTTCGTATTTAGGTGTCGCGTTTTTTAGCTTCTTCAACTTCATCCTTCAACCGCTCTAGGCGTTCCAGAGAATTGATCCTCCCCTGACTGCGGAACATTTCCTGTTCCGATGTTGCCCCCACCAGTACCTGTAGCTCCAAGATCCGTAGGTTGTTGAGATGCTCCTGCAACGCCTCCCATGCTTCCCTGTTGCTCGTTAGGAGTGAGAGGCGTTTCGCCAGTTGTTTGTCCAACATTATTTTGCATTCCTATAATTTGAGCCATAATAGCTGCTTCTTCTGGATCGTTAAGTATTTCATCAGGATCAAGATCAAGCGAGTATGCAAGCTCTCCAATGAGTTTATTAATTTTGACAAACGGAGCAATAGCAGGATTCTGAATACTTTGAAGAAACGTAGTTAGTCTTTGACTTCTTACTTCCTTCTGCATCAGACTTGCTGTTCCAGTAGCTCTAACTTCTAAGTCTCCTTCTACACCTAAATCACTTTCTAAGAACTGCATATTCCATTGGAAGTATGCTTCACCTAAAGGTCTTAAAAGAAAGTCATCAAGATTCTTAATAACTGTTTTTATATTTAATGAAGCAGCACCTAACAACATTGACATACCTGATGCTGTTCTTGTCATGCTTTGAACGCCAGTTTGACCATGTGAGTAACTAGGTATACCTGTCTGCTCATCTGCTAACTGTCTAAACTTATCAAACATCATCATGTTTTCTGTTGAAGTATTAGGAAACTTTAAACCATTAATAGCTGTTCCCGGAACTCCTGCTTGTCTACGGAATACTTTTCCCGGATAGATGTCCATACTTTGACCACCTACAAGAGCAGTCTCATCTACGTCAAACACTAACGAACCTGATAGTGCTAGATTATCTATTGCCATACGTGCATGACCATTCATAATCTTTTGAGAGTCATCCATGTTTTCAGCTACACCTATACCGAAGAAGCTGTATGGATTTTTTTCGTATGCAAAAGAATGATAAGGTAATCTGTGCGGTGTAAACGGATTAACTACTGCACGTAGTACTTTACCATTTGAAACCCACGCATTTATTTGGACTTCATCTAAGTCATCTACGTTATCATCTAGTTCCATGCCAATTTCTCTAGCATACTCAGCATCCATAATGCCCCAGTATTCTAGCACTTCATACTTAGCTGAACTTATATCCGACATTCTATTATCGTCTTTTAGTTCATACTCATAATCTTTTTCTTCGTAGCTTGGCCCCATTTCTAAACAAGCTCTTATTTGATCTTTATCAAAGTAAGGTAGTTTAGATAAGCTTCTAAATTGTGAACGATTTAATTTGTGTCTATGTACAACATACTCACACTCTTCCATTGTTGTAGCATTGGGGTCTGGAAAGAAATCCCATATACTTACAAACTCAATGCGCGGTACACGTACTTCTAATGGATCATATGTGCGCTCACCATCTTCATTAGACCATCTATTTAAAGTTTTATTAAAATTAAATGGGCCTTTTACAATTCCTGTTCCAAACAATGCTGATTCAAATAATGCGTTTCTTATTTCACTAGAACCATTAGATTCTTCTATTTGATCATGTATTAGCTTTTCCATTCTCCTTGCTGCTTGTTGAGCAGGTTTCATTTCAGGAATTTGTGGATTAGCCGATGGACCTGTAGTTAAACTATCAGCAGCTTGTTTATCTAATGATGGTGCAACAGTTAATGTTTCTCCTGCTTTTAAATCTCTACCATCTCCTTCATAGCCTACATCAAAAGGATTTGTTGATTCTGTAACATTATCATATCCACTAGTATCTGTACTAGTTTCAATCCCCGGAACAGGATTGTTAATATCTAAATGTGCAATTTCAGGTACACCTTCTGGTACTTTAGTTTCAGTAACACCTATAGGAAACTTATTGCCTCCGAAGATAACATCTACTAGTTGACCAAAAGCTGCTAATACTTTTGTCTTAGTTACTTTTACAAAGACTCTTGATTTTTCTGATTCTCTAAATTTTACATTCTTAGGATACAGCCCACGATAATTGTGATAAGCTGTCATCCATCGACCTTCATCAGCATCTCTTGCCATTTCAGCAGATGAAAATCTATCTTCAATTAATCCTGCAAGACGATTATTTAAATCAGGCTCAAGGTTTAAAGATAGACCCTCTTCATCTTCTACCTTACCAAAGTAAATGCCATCAGCATTTTGTATTAAACTATTTTCTTCTTCAGCCATATTTAAACCTTATTAATAGCCAAAATCACTATCAGCCGGTGTGTACGCCTGTTCCATATGAAGATTCCTTATTCTACTAAAGGTATCTTGTATTCTTGGTCTAGACATTATTAAATAACGCAGAGCATCATAAGCATGATCTGGCGCGTGTGTATCCACATCTTCTGGATTAGAACGATCCAGAGGAATACTTTGTAGTTCACGTATCAGGTTAGGACAAGTATTTAATATTTGCAATCGTGGCCTTCCGCTTTGTTGAACTTTTAAGTATTCGTGGATTTGTATTTTTCCTTGTATTCTATTCTTATCAGCCCTTCTTAGTTTATGTCCTGCTCTAACAAGTGACTCGCCTACTGTTGGACCTGTTGTTCCTGTTCTAGCCCATGCTGCTGTATCTAATACGCCTTGAACAGAGTAAGGATCACCTAACTCCATTTGCGTTATTCTTTCTCCTAGATCTACTCCTGTCAAGCCTTTTTGATATAATTCTCTATAAATAATAAGAGTACCATCCGAAGGGTCTACTGCTCCCCATATACAAGAGCTTTCCGAAGCGTAACCATAGTCAATACCTTTTACACGTTCCCAAGAAATAGGTATCTCAAAAGGAGTTACAACATGTATATCTATTTCAAATTCCGTAAAGGCTGCGCCTTCATTAACATCCCAATTACCTTCTAACAACTGTCTGCGCTGTGTAGCAGGTAAAGCCTTTAGCATTTCTTCATATCGACCATCTTTAGCCAGATATGGATTATCATCTAGTCTAGCAGGAATAAACTTTCTAGTTAAGTTATCTTCCCCTATAAAAGATTCATTAGGAGGATATGGGTCTATGTATCTCTTTTTGACCCATGTTGCTCCTACGCCTCCCGGATTAGCTGTACAACGCATGTACGGTATAATCTCAGGGTCGGTCGTTCTTAGGCGAGAAGCGAGATAATTCCATCCAAACTCAGTGGGTAAGTGAGTGATCTCGTCAAAGCCAATCCAAGAATAGGCTTGCCCTTGATACCGATATACATCAGC